AGGCCTTCATGGCGAGCAAGGGGCATCGCATCGCCGATGGCGCGATCACGCTGGAAGACCGCCTGATCGCCGGGCCGAAGGCTGGCCGCCATGAGACCAAGGGCGACGCGCTCATCCGTGATGAATGGCTGAAGCTGCCCGTGCTGCTGGCGCGGCCGGCAGCGGTGCTCTACCAGGTGGACCGTGGGACGTTGCTCTACGTGATGGACGCGCTCGACGCCAGCGGCCGCAAGATCAAGGTGGCCGTGGAAGCCGCGCGTGTCGAGAAAGGGATCGAGCCGGCCGAAATGGTGCGCACGGCGTTCAAGGTGCAGCGCAAGAACCTTGAGATCGACCTGGCGAACGGAAAGCTGGAACTGGTGAGGGGCAGGCTGTGATGGGCAGGGTGCGGGAGGCCGGACGTCCCTCCATACTGTGGCAGAACACAGCGCAGGCGCTCCGAATTTCCTGCTGTCGCACCCTGAGATTCAAGAATAGCACATGATCGGGTCAGGCTTCGACGACCGCGACTTCCTGCGCGTCCTCAACAATATCGCCGCCCTGGGCGTGAACGCTTCCCCCCTCATGGGCGCACTATCCGAGGATATGCACGCCGAAGTCATGGACAACTTCGACGCCGAAGGCCGCCCGGCATGGATGGGCCTCAAGCCAGGCACGATCGCCGCCCGCACCAAGCGCGGTCACTGGCCCGGCAAGATCCTCACCGAGACCGGCCGCCTACGCGGCAGCATCCAGGCCGACAGCGGCATGACCTGGGCGCGTGTCGGCACCAACGAACCCTATGCGCGGATCCACCAGCTCGGCGGCAAGACGCGGCCGCACGTCATCAAGCCGCGCAACAAGAAGGCCCTGGCATTCGGCGGCCGCGTTGTAAAATCGGTGAACCATCCGGGCAGCGAGATCCCGGCGCGGCCGTACATGGTCATCGCGGAAGGCGGCCGCGCGAGGATGCTGCGCACGGTGTCCGACTTCCTGCGAAAACTGGCCGCAGATTAAGGAAATACGCGGACTTGTGTTTTTGTGGCGCGAAAAAGGCCCACAGTGAAGCCCAAGCCGTTTTAAGCTACCCATGCTTATAAAATTTCCAAGGCGCGTTTTTAACGCGGGTCTAACGCGGCCAGAATCGATTTTTTGAGGCCGCGCGAGACCGGGTTGCAGGGGTAGGTTTCAGCCCCTGCCGGATTGACTCCCGTTCCGCCATCCAAATTCCCCCTCCTGAACTAAATCGTTTTGGGCGCAAGCCCGCCCGCGCGACCCCGATCATGGGGTCATGCAGCCAATCCATATTTCCCGTCCCGGCACGCACCCCGACAGCGCAGGCCGCGAGTGGACATTCACCGAAGCTGACTTCGCCGCCAGCGCCGCCGCCTACGACCCGGCGAAGCACGAAGCCCCCATCGTCGTCGGTCACCCCCGGCACGATCTGCCCGCCTACGGCTGGGTCAAAAGCCTGTCCGCAGGGTCAGAAGGCCTGACGGCGGATCCCGATCAGGTCGACGCGGCATTCGAGGAGCACGTGGTCAAGCCCGGCCGCTTCAAGAAGATCTCGGCGAGCTTCTTTCCCCCGAATTCCCCCAACAACCCCGTGCCCGGCGTTTGGTACCTGCGCCACGTCGGTTTTCTCGGCGCGCAGCCGCCGGCGGTCAAGGGGCTGCGCCAGGTTGAGTTCGCCGAGGCCGACGACGATATCGTCACCGTCGAGTTTGGCGAGGTGTCGCCCTGGTCGCTCAAGTCGTTTTTCCAGAACCTGCGTGAGTGGTTTCTCGTGAACCACGGCGAGGAAGCGGCCAACAAGGTCGCGCCGGCCTACCTGGTCGATGAAATGGACATGGCCGCCCGCCGTGAGGCGGAAGAAGACCGGCTGGAGCCGGCAACTGCGGCCATGCCGCTTTCCCCGATGTTTTCCGAACCCAACCCCGAAGAGGATCAACCCATGAGCGATGCCGACAAGGCGCGCCTGGCCGAGCTGGAGGCGAAACAAGCCGAGCTCGATGCCAAGGATGCCCAGTTCGCCGAGCGCGAGCAAAAGCTGAAAGAAAAGGAAGCCGCTACCCAGCGCGCCGAGATCGAATCATTCGTCGCCGACCAGGTGAAGGTTGGCCGCGTGCTGCCCGCCGAGCAGGCCGGCATGGTCGCCTTCATGGCCTCGGTCGGCACCGACGACGTGGTCGAGTTCGCCGAAGGCGACGCCACCGTCAGCAAGCCCGCTGCCGAATGGCTGCGCAGCTTTGTCGCCGGCCTGCCGGCCCGCGTCGAGTTCGGGGAGTTGGCGCGCGGATCCGGTGCCGAACACGCCACCGCCGATTTTTCCGCCCCCGCCGGCTATGGCGTCGACAGCGCCGCGCTCGATGTCCGCGCGCGTGCCAAGGCGCTGCAGGCGGCCAATCCCAACCTGAGTTTTATTGACGCCGTCAAAGCGGCAGAAAAGGACCAAGCATGAGCAATCAGAACCTCGCCCTGCTGTCGCTGACGGTAACCGCCACCGGTGCCATCACGGGCGACCGCTTCATCACCGGTGCCGGCGCGCAGACCGGCGCCGCCGGCAACGCCCTGGGCGTAGCGCGTTACGGCGGCGCCATCGGCGACAAGATCACCACCGATGTCATCGGCACCGCCATCGTCGAGGCCGGCGCTGCGATCGCTGCCAACGCCCTGGTGGAATCCGACGCCAACGGCCGCGCCATCACCAAGGCCGCCGGCGTCACGCTGGGCCGTGCCCTGCAGGCCGCCGCTGCCGCCGGCCAGAAGATCGAAGTACTCCTGATTCAGAACTGAGGACTGAACCATGCCCCAAATGACCCCCGCGCAGGCGCGCGTAATCGACCCGATCCTGAGCGAAGTCGCCCAGGGCTACAAAAACGCCGACCTGGTCGGCATGGCGCTGTTTCCGCGTGTTCCGGTAGGCCAGCGCGGCGGCAAGATCATCACCTTCGGCAAAGAGGCCTTCCGCCTCTACAACACGGGCCGCACGCCTGGCTCCAACACCAAGCGCGTGCAGTTCGGTTACGCGGGCGCCCCCTTTGCGCTGGAGCAACACGCGCTTGAGGGTGTGGTTCCGGTCGAGAACATGGACGAAGCCGCTGCCGTGCCTGGCATCGACCTCGGCGCCGGTGCCATCGGCCAGACGCAGGACATCATCGCCCTGCGCCTGGAATATGCGCAGGCTGTGCTGGCCACCACGGCCGCCAACTACGCCGCCAGCAACAAGATCACCCTGGCCGGCGTCGACCAGTGGAGCGATTTCAGCGGCACCTCCGATCCCATCGACGACATCGAGGTGGCCAAGGAGGCGGTGCGCGCGCAGATCGCCAAGCGTCCCAACACGGTCGTCATGGGCGCGGCCGTGTTCGCCAAGCTCAAGCAGCACCCCAAGATCGTCGACCGCATCAAGTACACCGGCCGCGACGTCGCCACTACCGATCTGCTCGCCAGCCTATTCGGCGTCAAGCAGGTGCTGGTCGGCGATGCCGTCTATGAGAACGATGCCGGCGTGATGGTCGACGTGTGGGGCAAGTTCGTGGTGGTGGCGTACACCGAAATGGGGGGTATCGCAGATCACGGTCGCCCGACCTTCGGCTACACCTACGGCCTGCGCGGCTTCCCCGTCGCCGAGCAGCCCTATCCGGATCGCAACGCCAAGAGCTGGATCTACCCCGTCACCGACGAGGTCAGCCCGGTGATCGCGGGCGCGGCCGGTGGCTACCTCATCAGCGCGGCCGTCGCGTAATCAACACCCCCGAGAGCAGTAAGCGAAGGGCCTCCGGCATTGGCTGGAGGTCCGACTAGGAGAACAGTATGGCCAAAGCCAAGACCCCGCCCGAAGCGTCCATCCAGCCCAAGAGCGATACCAACACCGAAGACCAGAGCACCGAATCCGCCAGCCACGTTTGCCTGGAGCCCATCAAGCACAAGGGTAAGCGTTATCAGCCGAGCGACCCCATTGACCTGACTGAGGCCGAAGCCGGGCCGCTGATCAAGCAGCAGGCCGTCGCGCCGGCATAAGGGATTTTAGAGGCCGCAAGGCCATAACCCTGGGGGCACTGGCCCCGCCACGTAAACCCCCGCCCTGGAGATAACGGGGCGGGGTTGGGATAGAAGAAAGGAAATGCAATGAAATACATCAACAAAGTCATCCTCGCAGGACTGCTGGCCGTGGCGTCCCTGTTCGCCGGCATTGCGCATGCCGGCGCGCTCACCGACTACGCCGAGAACAAGATCGTCGATGCCACCTTGCGTGGCCAAACGATCGGCACGCCGGCTACCTGGTACGTGGCGCTCTATACCGTTTGTCCGACGGACTCGACTGCGGGCACCGAAGTAACGGGCGGCAGCTACGCCCGCGTCGCCGTCACCGCCGGACTCACCCAATGGGCCGGCACACAGTCAGCCGGCAGCACCACCGCATCGAGCGGCACCGGCGGCACCACCAGCAACAATGCAGCGATCAACTTCCCCACACCCACGGCGGGATGGGGAACGGTTGTCTGTTGGGGCATTGTCGATGCTTCCACCGCCGGCAATATCTGGATCTACTCGGCGCTCACGGTCAACAAGACGATCAACACCGGCGACACGGTGAGCTTCGGCATCGGCGCCACCACGATCCAGATCGACAACTAAAAGCCTGGCATGACAACGCTAACCAGCGTAGAACTGGGAGCGGCAGGCAGGTATATCAACCTGGGAACGCCGGCGGCACTGGCGAACCTGGGCGATTACACAATGCTGTTCTATGCACGCCCGTCCGGCTCTCAAGAAGCCGGCTTGGGTTATTGCTACGCGAAGTCGCCGTCAAGCGGCGCCGGGCCGCGCGCATTTCTAGGCTCTGCCGGCGGCAGCCTCTACGACCTCAACGGGGGCACGTCCAGCGCCACGTCGCTGCAGCCGTATCGCAAATCAGCCGCCAACGTGTGGACAGGAAGTACCTGGGCGCACTTCGGCATCACCTTCGATGGCTCGTTGCTTGGGACGGGCTATAAGACCTATGTTGGTGCGGGGGTGGATCTCGCCGAGACGGCATACGGCACCACTGCAAACGGCACCACAGCGCTGGTGGACGATTCCACCTACAACGCCAACATCCTGAACCGCGAAGGCCTTGGCCGTGCCTTTGTCGGCGACCTGGCTTACTTTGCGATATGGGACCGTGTCCTTACGCTGACCGAGCTGCAGACTGCGCAAAATTCTGGGCCGCTTGATGTGCCGACCGGACTGGTGCTGCTGTGGGCGAACCAGCAGGATCTCGGTCCGAATGCGCTCACTCCGGTTTCGAGAAGCACATTCGTGGCAGGTTCGCTGCCTCCCAACACCGCGTTGGGCAGTGGCGCCACGGCCGTCAACCTGGCCGGCGCCGCTGCGGCCGCTGCGGCGGCAACGGGCACGCTCGACGTAAGCACACCAGCCGGCTTGTCCGGTGATGCGGCTGCGGCTGCTACAGCCGCCGGAACCCTGGGCAAAACGGCAACGCTCGCGGGCGATGCACATGCACAGGCGAGCGCGACTGGTGCGGTGGGTGAGCCAACTTTGTTGTCGCCGGAAAACGGCACGCTTGACCTGGCGAACTGTACGGTAACGCCGAACGGGACTACGCCAACGATCACCCTGAAGACACGCTGGCCGGGCGAGAACAACACGAATGGCTGGCGCTCGATGCACGGGGCTGCATCGGGGCTGAACGGTCTGACCCCGTCGTTCCGCCTGATAGCGTCCTCGAAGGACACTAACGTCTTCATCAACCGTAAGCCGGTTTACAGTTACGATGGGGTGACATGGTACCCGTTCGACAATCTGACCTCTGACGCCAGTTATTACTACTTCAGCAACAATACGGCGTTCTCCGGGGATCATGTTTTTTTCAGTCTGACGAAGCCGTTCTACCATTCACTGCTGTATCCGTGGATTACCTCGCTGGAGGCGTCTGGTTACGTATCCGAAACTGCCACCAGCCTGGGGCACGCCTACGAGATGGGAACCCGCTCGGCCACGGTGAACGAGCAGGGAAAGGCTATCCCGGCGCATCCGTGGTACTCGTTCAAGATCAGCAGCGGTGGAT